TGCGGACGCCTTCAACAAGCTGCGTCGCATCTCCCAAATTGTTGTAGCGCATGAAGTTGATTTGGAGACCAGGCTGTATCCCCAGTTCGGTCTTCTTCACCGCGAACTGCTCGAAGCGCAGCACCGGCATCGACTGGAACAGGATCTCCTTGCTCCAGATCACCTGGATCGCTGGAGATAGCTGGGAGTTTGTGCCCGGATAGCCAGTGGGGGACGCACTCAGCAATGGAGTACCGGTGATGCTGGAAGGCATAAGCCTAACCTCCTATTTTTTCGTCGGCCTTGTGGCCTTCCTTCGGGTACTACTGCCTTCTGCTCGCTGAAGCTGCACGTAACAGATCTTCTCGTTGAGCAGCGTAATCTTCCGCGGACATCGCCCTGAGTTCATCTGGCGTATAGGTCCGCGTCGTCTGGCTGGTCTCCATCGGACCGACTGGCGGGGCCGTCACACCTACAGTCGGGCGACCAGCGTTTTGCCGCTGGATCATGTGCTGATAATTACCCAGGATCGCTGCTGATTTTTCTTTGAGCAAAGCGATGGAGGCATCGATCTCCTGCTCCGAGTTGCCAGCGACCAGATCTCGCAACTCCGGGGCGATCTCTTCCGCCTCTGTGGCCATGCGCTGCGCCATGTAGGCAGTCAGGGAGCTATGACGGCGCTCCTGCTCCAGCATGGCGAAGGCACGCTCGCGCTCCTGACGCTCCGCATCAAGCTGCGCCTGCCACTCCTGATCCTTCTTGGCGATGAGGTCACGGACCTCCATCTCCTCTTCGGCCTTCTTCTTGTCGGCCCGCTCCTTGTCCTTCAGTGCCTTGGCCTCTGCCGCCTGGCGGTCCTCTTCGGCCTTGCGGTACTGGGCCAGTTCGTTCTGGAGACCGTCAGCGCGCTGCTGCTCCGTGGCGTACCGGGCGCGCTCCTCACTGCGGATGCGCTCGATGTCCTCAGCGGTGAAGACCTGGGGCGGCTCACTGCTGCGCTGGTTACGGTTACCGCTGGTCGGGGGCGGTTCCGAGGGCGGCGCGACCGGAACGGTGATGGCATTGGGATCCTGCTGCGGCGGTGGGTCACCCTCTGCCGGGGGCTGGGGGTTGGGGTCGGTAACAGTCATGGATGGGCCTTGGCTCCTTTCCTACTCATCCTCTTCGGGGACGCGACGCTGGGGCAGGACGGTGCCATGCGACAGCGCCACCACCCGGTCGAACATCTTCTTGATGTCGGCGTTGTTGGTCAGATTCACGCCAGGCAGGACACCGAACTTCTGCACCGGCTGGCCAGTGGTGTTGACATTGGGGCCACCCGCCGACTTGGTTCCACCCGAGCTACTGCTGCTCCCATTACCATTGCCGTTCTGGGGCGGGGGCGGCACCGGTTGTGGTCCCTCTGGGGGGACCATGCCGGTCTGGTTCACGGTGAAGCTGGCGATCTGAGCACGCAGTAGATCGAGGGCTGCCTGCTGCTCCGCGTCATCGATCAGTTCCTTGAACAGTTCCTGCAACTTCTCGTCGGGGAACTCCTCACCCAGTTCCTCCAGGGCACCACGCTTGGACTCCAGCCCCAGCATCATCTTGACCTGTAGCTCGTTGAGCAGCACCAGCTTGTCCACCGGCAGCGGTGGCTGGAAGTGGACCGTGTTCTCGTAGCTCACCGGATCCATCGGGTCCAACTGGGGTAGCTGGTCATCACGCAGGGGCGGGTCCCACAAGGGGTCGTACTGAAGCGCCTCCGGTTCCTTCATGAACAGCGTCTTCAGAGCCAGCCGGTTGACCTCCGCGAAGCCCTCCCCATACTGGGTGGCCTTTAGCTTGAACCGATTCATCAATGGCTGGTACTGGATGGCCAGGGCCACACCGCTGGTGTTGGAGATGGCCTGCTCCTCGCCCAGCGCAGTCACCGGCACACCGGTCATCTCATGCATGGCGCGCTTGAGTACGTCAAGGAGCTTGATGGCCTGCTCGATGCCACGGGGATCGAAGAGCAGGTTCTCCACCCTGGCATCCTTCTGGGGGATGCTCCAGGTCTGATGGGTGCCCTTCTCCAGGTTGGAGGCGCGCGCCCCGATGACCACGGTGACGGGGGCCGCATGGTAGTTGACGATGTCAGCGATGTCGGTGGCGGTCTCGTTGTATTGCCGATTGAGCACCGTGACGTCCTGAATGTCGGGCATGCCCCACGGCGATGAAGCGATTGGCAAATTGCTGATGTGGACAACGGGGATCTCGCCCAGCGGATTTTCCCGAGAGTCGATCAGTTCGTCGTTGACGTACTCCTCGATCTGGTTCTCGGTCAATAGCTCCGTGTACGAAAAAACCTGGCGCGTCCCTTCTTGCGTCGTCCCCCAGAAGCGGTACTTGAGCTTGAACCGAATGAGCCGCTTGCGATCATGGGGATGCCACTCAGGGAAGCAGAACGCTGAGTTGAGAGGGAGTATGCGTACCCTCCCTGGATGTGGCATCCCCGAGGGGTCCTGCCACGGCTCCTCGTAGGCCACCTTGATGAAGCAGTCTCCGGTGACAGACCCCATCGACCCTGCTTCCCAGAGGGTCGAATCCTTGCAGTTGTCCTTCTCCCAGATGCGCTGGAGCCTCGACGGTACTATCGCCCCGGTGGCGTCAGGGGAACGAAACCCCACACCCTTGCCGAACACGAAGTTGGTGGTGAAGTCTGAAAGTGCCCTCACATAATTGAAGGTCAGTTGCGGCTCACCCAGGTCCGGGCGTTGCGCCCAGTGGTACCCCAAATAAAACGCCCAGTTCATGGCGTACCGATTTAATCGGGGGCCATGCACCTCGAACTCTTCGTCGGCCAGTTCGATCAACCCGAGCGGGCTGATCTGGATCGTCAGGTCTGACGATGCCGCACGATACGAGGGGGACTGGAACTGGATCGACATTTACGAGTACGTGATGGGAACGTGAGTACCGAAGCTGGCAGGACTGTCACCGGGCCGGGGCTTAAAAGCACCCGTTTCCGGCATGGTCTCACCCATCTGACCGGAGGGCGCAAGTACCTTGCCACCGTGCTTGTACTGAGCAGTGAGCGGACTGAAGGTAGGGCGGATCAAGGCATAGGGAGCGGTACGACGTCCTTCGCCACGCCGGTCATGGAAGAGATCCGGGCGGGGGTTTCCGTGGCCGTTGCCATTGCCGTTACTACTCATTGACGGCCCCGCATTTGGTAGAAGTCCTGCTGGGTGCGCGGCAGCTTGTTGCGAATCTGGATGTTGGCCGTGATGCGCCGGACTATCTGCTCATGCTTTTTGTGAGGGGGGATGGCAGCCAGGGCAGCATGCTTGGGCTGGAAGCGCGCCAGGTTGGAGGTACTGCCAATCACTCGTCGCCTGCCCGATGGGTTGGCTGGCCCCGGTAGATCTGCTCCACCATGCGACCCAGGCCACCGTGTTGGGCTGCACCATCTGAGCAGCGCGCCTCCTCACGCCGGGGACTGGTGGACAGCGGGCTGGCATGGGGATCCCTGCGGTCGTTCCACAGAGTCTGAACGTCCATGTAGGGGATCGGTACGTTCTGAATAAATCCTGCCATCAGTGCCTCCAACAAAAAGCGATTTTTTTCGGTACAATCGTGGGGTGGCAAAGCGGCCTACCATCACCCTGACCGAGGAGCAGTTCGGGCAGATCTTCACGTACCTGGATCGCGAGCACCGGCTGGTCGGAGACCCCAACTACCACCGGGAGACCGTCGCACTGGGCATGAAGGTCTGGGACATGGTCCGTGACATCGCCACCGAACACGACTTCAGCCCTCCTCAGGATGAAAGTAAGGCTGCCCCCGCCGCGCTACGCCCTTCGTCCTGGGAGTACCAGCCGCAGTCGGCGGCGAAGTCTCGATCCTCTTCCCGCCGAGCCAAGTAGAAGCCTGGAGGTGGTGCGGCAGCTTGTAGCCCAGTAGGTGGGCTGCCTGGCCGTAGACCTCCTGAAAGTCCTGGTGACGAGTGGGCGTACCCCGCTGGGTGTGCCCGAGAGAGATGCCCCGGCCCGAGTACTGCGACGGGTACATGGAGTTGATCACCAGATCGTGCGCCCGGAAGTCGATGGTGGCCGGGACCGGCTCATGCGGATGCTCCAGGCTGTGGTAGAAGTGCCACTCCTTCGGTGACGTCCGGCTGGAGATGACGTCGAGGGGATGAGCGCCCGCATGGATGGCGTGGGCGCGCACCAGATTGGCGGCGGTGACCGACTCCAGCGGGGTGCCGCGCAGATGGCCGCGCATCTCCGGGGTCTTCTGGCCCGACTCGGCAGCATGGTGGATGTCACCCCACTGCCGCTTGTTCAGCTTCATCACCGACTCCAGGCCAGGCACGTTCTGCTGTCGCCAGTCGGACCCGGCACTGATCACGGCCAGGATGCCGGACCCCTGCTCATGGGTCATCTTGGTGCCGCGGATAGTCCGGGTGACGCCCTTGTGTACCTCTTCGTGCCAGCGCGGGCCTTCCTCGAATTCCTCCGGGTAGTGCTCCTTGGTCAGATGGTGGACGGCGGCGAGATTACGGATCCCCTGCTGGAAGGCTTGAGGGTTCTTGGCCGGGTTGACGTCCCACTTCGGGTAGAGCTTGCTGAACCCAACCTGGCTCCTCTTACCTGCCGACGTCCTGGTCACCGGACCGGCAGGGTCGGGCACCAGTAGCTCATGGGGGTGCGGCAGACGCGCCCCGTGACGCCGGTCGTTGAACAGGTCGGAGCGATCAGCCGGACGGCTGGCGGCGGCGCGAGCGCGGGCCATCAGCGAGGTCGCTCCCTGCGGCCCTCGTCGCGCCGGTCATGGAAGACCTCGCTGCCTCCACCCACCTCCATCAGCTTGTGGACTCCATACATACGGACCTTCCGGCCCGAGGGCTGGTTGCTGGGCGGGACCGAGTGGGTGTACTCGACGTCAGTGAAGGGGCCACCCTCTGTCTCGGAGGTGGCCTCACCAGCTACTACGCCGTAGTGCCACTGCTTGTGGCCCTTCCACTTGACCACCCGAGCCGGGGATCCCTTCTTGGGCGCGCCGACACTACCGAAGGGGGTGTAGGCGGCATCGAACTCGGTCGATGACATCCCTCTGTCGGCCATGGCGGTTCAGTCCGTGACTACCTCAGGAGCGCGCCGCTTCTGGAGTGTCCCAGATCGCACAACCTGCTCGTAGGTGACCTCAGCTTGATCCGTGAAGCTACCGTGCGCGAACTCCCCGAGCATGGTGGGGGCGTCGATCCAGGCTGCCGAGCCGACGTGCGCCCGCTCGCTCATGGTCTCTTCCGGCATCTTGAACTGGGTGTTCGGATCCACATGGTTGATCCGGCCCGGAGCCGACACCATAAACTCCAGCATCCCGCGCTGAAAGTCGCTGGGGACGTCCGTGTCAGTGGCCAGACCCTCCTCGAAACGCAGGGGGCCGCGCCCGCCAGGAGCATTGGCACCAGGCGTGATGTCGTAGGCGTACTGCCCCCGTTCGGGGAACTGTGGTTCTGGGGAAAGACCCATGGTTATTCCTCCCATCGCGGGTTAGCTACGAGGCTAGCTACCAGTACCTGGCGCACCCTGACCACCCAGTACCCTGGTGTCATGGCTACAGCGTCGCGGGACGACGTGGAGTTCCAGCGGTCACTGCGCCGGACGCGCGAGGGCTGGAGCGACAAGGTCTCCGGGGTGCCCCCGGAACCAGCCCCCGAAGCAGAGGAGTGGGCCTACCAGACCGCCATGTGGCGCGGCACCCACCCGAGCTACCGGCGAGAACCGGCCAAGCGACGTCGCGGTTGACCCATACCACTGGCCCGCCGTATCGAGGGGGTCCAGGGCGTGGTGGAGATCTCCACCTCAGGGACCATCATCTGGGCCGTCATGATGGTGGCGCAGGCCAGTGAGTCAACGTAATCGTCATGGACACCGACCTCGTCAGGGGCTTCCACGATCAGGTGAGCGCCCTGATATTTTTTCTCGACGTCAATTAGCTGCTGGCGGAATCGCTTCCAGTTCTTGGTCCGCTTGGCCTTGGGATGGGCGGGCCAGGACAGCAGGCCACGCTGGAGGAGTTGCTGTAGATGCTTCCAGCGTGTGGATTGCTCTGCTATCTGGGAAGACAGTGGTTCAATCTGTATTCTCGGAAGCAGCCGCTTCAGCCTGTCTGCGGCGACATCTCCAACGCCTTGAGCATCAACACCCATGGCCACCACCGAGTAGTTGGAAATAAAATCGACCAGTTGGAAATATTGGCTTTCCCATTCCTCCCCGTGGAGTTCGAGCCAGTTCAGTACCCGGTGGTCGTATAGCCCCAGTTCATCGGGGCGATCCCAGTCCACCCACACGATGGTGCAGACAGTGCTGTCCATCTTCCGGGCGAAGTCGATGCCAGCGACGAGGGGCGACCGCCAATAGCCGGGGACGATAGGCATGGTTGGGTCACCAAGTTCATCGAACCTATGTTCGGGCAGCAGCATTCCTCGTTCGAGGAGCCACTCCAGCTTGTAGTTGAGCCGAAACTCATCGGAGTCCTCTCCAATCCTCATCGCCTCGCCGCGAATGTACGCAGCGTAGTTGCGGTTCGACCGGGCGCAGTGCTTCCAGTCGTAACGGAAATGATTTTTCTTGCCGCCCCGGCGTAGCTCGTTTCGCCGGTTCATCTGGATGGTCTTGTAGAACACTCCCTTGACAATGTCAGGGGTTCCCGTCATCACCATGGTGGCCAGATAGAAGGCTCCCATTGGCGTGATCGACTTGTTCAGAACGTACTCGTCCACGCTCTGGGACTCGTCCACAAAAATAATATGGTAAGACTTTGACTCGATTTTTGCCCGAGGGTTGGCGGTCTGCATGGCGCAGAAGGACTGGCACTTCTTGAGGCGCACCTTGCGGCTACCGGACTTGACCTGATCATCGATGTCAGGGTCCTCCAGCATCTCCAGCGCCCGCTCCGACGTCAGCCGATCCACCACCCTGCCGAACAGGGTCTCAACCTGCTGCTCCACCGGGGCGAAGCAGCCCACCATAACGCCACGGGCGTACTTTTGGATCGGTTCAAACTCTGGAAACATCTCAGCCAGCCGGGGCAGGAGGATCATCAGGGAGGCGGCGACGTTGGCAACGACCTCTGTCTTTCCTGACTGCCTGCTCAGTTCTCCCGTAATAGTTGCACCGTCACTGGAGATGACCGACTCGATGATGCGCCGTCCGAGTGCAGCTTGGTACTCGAACATCTGCACCCCAGAGAAGATGACCGTGAACTCCCACACCCGGTCCACCAGACGCTGGACAAATTGCTGGTCAGCGGGGTCGAGGACCGGGGGCGCGAACTCTTCGAGGTCGGGGGAGAGGGTGTTCTCCTCGTCCACGACATCATCGAGATCTTCCAGACCGGGGTCCTCCACATACGTCACCCATACGAGGCTAGTTGTGGATAACCCTGTGGTTATTCCACCCGATCTATTGCGTGCTGTGGACTGTTATTGATAGTCCAGTATCGCTACAGATAGCCACAGATAGTGAACCGCGTTATCCACAGTTCGCTGTGCGAAACATGGGGAGAACTTGCCCCTTGACAGCCGGTGCGAGGAGTAGCAGTCTGAGCAATTACCGCAGCGACCTCCCTGGCGGGGCCGGTACGGCTGGAACAATCGAGGAGGCATCATGGCCGAAGGCTTGGTACCACCATGCCTGACACTGGAACAACGCGACCACCGCACCCTCCGGTGGCTTAACGCTGAAATGGCACGGCGACAGTCAAAGCTGATCCGTATGGAACTGATGGTGATGACCGAGAAGGCCAGCCGGAACACTGGCCTGACCATCACCGAAGTGCTGCAAGGGCTGACAACCCTGCGAGACCTGGGATGGCTGGAGAAGCTCGACACCGGGTGGTCGGTCTCCATGGACTGCCCCTGCTCCCAGAAGTCCATTCGGGGAGAATCTCCATTCGCCGCTCGCGGCGATTGCGACCCGAATATAGTCGCGCAGCGACGGAGTGAGGCGAGAAGAGGTCCCCGGAGCGAAGCGGAGGGGATCGAGGTTGAAGCCTTTGGGGTTATGGAGGAGTCTGCCCGCGGACCCAAACGGACCACAAAAAATAACCCGCGGCTTACGTTGGCCCGCGATTTTTTCCCGCAACTATGCCGTGATCACCGGATCCCCATCCCCGGCTACTCCTGGGTCCCCCTGGCCAGGCACCTTCGGCTGTGGCAGGAGAACTACGGCATCACCAACGTCCAGGCCCAGGAGATGATGGAGGAGTTCGTGAAGCACCCGCAGTGGTGCCTCCGATCCAGCAGCGTGGCCTGGCGGGTCTTCGTGGGGCACCGAGAGCAACTGCTGAGCATCATCGCCACCCGCCAGCGGCGTGACCCCAGCCGCTACGGGCGGGAGCAGGGGGCAGGGTTCTGGCTCAGCGGTGGCCGTCACACCCCTCGTTCATACTCAGTCCCGTGAACACGGGTACCACCAGGCGTCGGCCCCCCCTCTGGCTACATGGGGGGCCGCGCCCCATCACCGACTCGTTCAAGAGAGACCCCCGCTGCATGTGCATCGGGCACCGGGACACCTACTTCGATGACAGCCTGGAGGCACTAGAGATAGCGCAGTCACTCTGTGTACGGTGCCCTCTGTTTCAGGACTGCACCCGGTGGACCCTGAGCCAGCCCTTCCACTATCTGGAGGATGGCATCTTCGCCGGGTTGACGCCGGTTGTCAGGATGAGGATCCTGACCGGCAAGGTGGAATACTACGACTGGCGGCGGGAGTGGAACCGAAGGCACTTCGCCCGCAAGCGCGCCCGCCAGCGGTTACGTCAGGTCCGGGGAAAAAGACGCGCAGGCAAGACGGTCATGCCCCCGTGTGCTACTTGTGGCTCCACCGACAACGTCTGTCGGAACGGAATGAACGGACCCCGGACCCGTCAGCGGTATCGCTGCACGGATTGCCAGGCCACGTTCTACGGAGAGGAACTGGTGTGAAGGACAGGGTGTTCCCGCAGTACCAGGACGTCAGCCTGGAGGGATTCCAGATCAACCACCCGACCCAGGCCGACGCCGTAGCCACGATCCGCGACTACATCGGTGACCTGAGCAGGAACCGGGTGCAGGGTGTCGGGCTGACCATCATGGGACCCAACGGCACCGGCAAGACCCACTTGGCCTGCACCGTACTCAAGGAGGTGGGGATGTGTAGGGTCTTCCACTTCGAGTGCATCGAGGCCGACTCCTACCTCAACCTCTGTCGCCAAGCCTTCAAGGGCGACAGCGATGACGCCCTCCATGACCACCTTCGGTTCATCAAGAGCAGGGCTGACTTCGTCCTGCTCGATGACCTGGGCCGGGAGGAGGAGTTCGAGTCAGGGTGGTCCGAGCAGCGGCTGTTCAACCTGACCCGGTACCGCTTCAACCGGCGCAAGCCCACCCTGGTCACCACCAACCTGCCCCTGGAGCAACTGACCGACCGCTATACCGCTGGCATGGTCAGCTTCTTCATGCGCGCCAACGTGAACATCACCGTAGGCGGTCCAGACTTTTGCGCCACGGCCAGTTAGGTAACGAACAGCAGCGCCGAATGATCTTCATCTGGGAGGGATCCGTAGCGACCCTCCCAGATAAGAAGATGGTCCGGGCCTGGGAGCAGGTTGACTGCAACGTGGGTCGGTGGGATGCCGCCGTAGCCCTCTGGCAGATCAACGACTTCGGGCTGAAGTGGATGTGGAGCGTGCTGGAGCGCAGCTATCTCCGCATCGACGTCTGCGTTACCACACGGCCCCCCGAGTTTGCCCAGGCCGTGGCCCGGAAGTGCGAGCGGGAGAACTGGCCGGTGCGGTACGTCTTTGCCGAGGCAGCACCGGAACTGGGCCGACGCCTGCCCACCATGCCTGACGTGGAACGGGTGGTATACGAGCGGGAGGATCAACGCTGGGCTTATGGTCCCCACGGATACCGACTAAGCCCTGAGTCAGGACAACTGATCTGATGGACATCGAGTTCAGCACCCTCTGTAAGTGCATCGACGTGGGCGGCTATGACCAGATGGTGGACGCCCGCATTACGGCCAGCTTTTTTCTGGACGAGGAGAACCTGCGGATCTTCGAGTGGATGCAGACCCACTGGAACCGCTACGGCGCGTCACCGCGCTACGAGGCGTTCAACCATGAGTTCCCCAACATCCCGATGCTCAAGACACCCGAGCCACTGGAGTACTACATCAGCGAGCTACGCGACCAGCGCCGGTACTCCCTGGTCAACGAGGCGCTCGACAAGGTCAAGGAACCGCTGCGCCGTGGCGACTCCGATCTTGCTATCAAGATACTCAACTCAGATCTGGAGGTAATCCACGGCGAGGTCTCACAGCTAGAGGACGACACCATCACCGACAGCCTGGAGGAACGCATGGCCGACTACGACCTGCTGGCGACGTCACCGAGCATGAAGGGCTGGCCCACCGGTTTCCCCACCATGGATCAAGCTACCGGTGGGTTACAGGGCGGGCAGTTGGTAACCATCACCGGACTCCAGAAGCGGTTCAAGTCCATGATGCTCATGTGCATGAATATCGCCTGCCATAAGGCGGGGGCCAGGACGCTGTACTTCAGCTTCGAGATGACCAACAAGGAACAGAGCACCCGGCATGATGCGCTGCGCGCTGGCATCAGCCTGTCCCGGCTCTCGAACGGGAAGTTCCTGCCCGAAGAGCGGCGCAAGCTGGTCAGGATGATGCACGAACTGGATGGCATGCAGCCCATGACCATGGTGCATGACCCGGCTGGGGCCACCACGGTCTCGGCAGTGGCCTCCCGCATCAACCGGTACCACCCTGACGCCGTGTTCATCGATGGCACCTACATGATGGACGCCGAGCACCCCAACCAGGAGCCAGGCAGCCCGCAGGCGCTCACCTCGATCACGCGCTCACTCAAACGGCTGGCCCAGCGCGCCGAGGTGCCCATCGTACAGACCACCCAGAGCTTGACCTGGAAGTCCAAGAAGGGGCTGACCCTGGACAGCATCGGCTATAGCTCCAGCTTCGCCCAGGACTCCGACGTCATCTTCGGGGTGGAGGAGATCCCCGACAGCGAGGACCGCGAGATCACCCTGCGAATTATCGCCAGCCGCAACTGCCCGAAGAAGGACGTCCGGGTGGCCATGGATCTCGAACACGGCAACATCATCGAGGTGGAGGCGATGACCTACGGACCGGGAGACGACGAGGACGACGATGCTTGAGGATCTGCTCGACTACCTCCACATCGATGACATCCGCCCGCTGGGGGTGGAAGTGCAGGCCCGCTGCCCCATGCATGAGAAGCGGACCGGGTCCCGAGAGAGCAAGCCGGACAACTGGAGCATCAACCGGAACACCGGCAGGCATCACTGCTTCTCCTGTGGCTACAGCGGCAGCCTGCCCAAGCTGGTGATCGACGTCGGCAAGGTAGGGCTGTGGGATGCCCACCGGCTGATCCGCGAGCATGACGTCTTCCTCGAATGGGAGCAGAACGAGGAGTGGCAGCCGCCGCTACCCGCCTCCATGGTGGAGGAGCAGATGGAGCAGTTCGGACCACCGCCAGAACGTGCGCTCGTCCGACGTCATATCACCCGCGATGCGGCAGATCGCTTTGGATTGCGATTCGACTTTGAAGAGGGAGCCTGGGTCATCCCCATTACCGGTCCAGGGGGCGACCTGTGGGGCTGGCAATTCAAGGCGGTGGACTACGTCCGCAACCGGCCCCCCGGCGTGAAGAAGTCGAGGACGCTGTTCGGGCTGCACGCCGTCGAGACGTCGAGCGTGATCCTGGTGGAGTCGCCGCTCGACGCCGTCTATATAGACAGTGTCGGGTACCCAGCGGTGGCCAGCTTCGGGGCCAACGTCTCCGACATCCAGATGCGGCTGCTGGTCGAGCGGTTCGATGAGGTGACGCTAGCCCTGGACAACGACAAGGCCGGGATCGAGGAGACCAGGCGGCTGCTCCGCGAGCGGTGGCACCACCGGATCTCCCTCCTGGTCTTCCGCTACATCAGGGAGCGGTCGAAGGACCCCGGTGAGTGCAGGCCCATCGAATTGCACACCGGGATACGTCAGGCCGATATGGCAGCCTTCTGGTAGTCGTTAGCAGCCCTAATCAATTTGCTCTGGCGTTTCAAATAACGTGAAATGCATTTGGGCCCTTTTTTCCCGAGACGCTTGACACCGGTAGTCTGATCAACTACCTTGCAGAGTCCCATGCCCTAGAAAATCAGGAGGTGACATGGCTTCACGCTCACCCATAGCGGCAGTCAAAGCAGCCGCGAGAGCCGAGAAGGCAGCAGACAGGACCCGCGCCGAGGCCGAGCAGGAGTGGCGCTCAGCCTGGTGGGTCACCACCATGGCTTTGGGGGCCGTCCCGGCCAGCCCGCCCTCGATGTTGATCGAGGCGAACGACGCCGTCACCGAGATCTGCGGTGGCACCAGGGGATATGCGAGCCTGCGACGGTCCTGCGGGAAGCACTATTTCGGTCTCGAAGCTGAAACGCGGGAGCGACTGGTCCCCCGATTCGCCATCGCCGCTGCCAAAGCGAAGGTCGATCCCGAACTCGCCGCCGATCTGATCATCGAGGCCGAGCATGAGGACGTCGGCCTGCGGGCGTTCAACGAGATGCTGACCATGAAGGAATGGAAGACCGGGGAAGACCTGACCCCGAAGCAGCGCCTCGCCATCGCCCGGAAGGAACTCCGTGAGCGCCCCGACGAGGTGCTGGACGACGACGAGGCCCAGGAAGCTGCTGAAGGTGCATCGCAGCGGAAGCGCAGCATGCACAGCCAGGCCAATCTGGCCCGGATGCAGGAAGAGGGCGAGGCCAGGATGGCCGAGTTCGACAAGCACTCCAGCCGCGCCTTCGGCCTGCCTGAGGCACCGATCCAGTCACTCCACCAGGCCAGGGACTTCATCATCCAGGCCAGGGCTGAGCGTGAGATCCACGGGCTGGAAGATCAGGCCGGATGGAACACCGCCATCACCGAGATCGAAGACGAACTGGTGCTGGCAAAAACCGATGCAACTCTGTCAGAGGCGGATAGGGAGGCGGCCAGAGCACTGGGGTTAAACCTGTGACAACAATGGTTGATCTGGTTGACGACGCGGTTGAGCAGTACCTCCTGTCGATCACCAGCGGAAATATCCCTCGAAGTGTGCGGGTGGCAACGCTCGCCAACTTCGGGGGGGTCTCCAGGGGATACATGAGCACCTGCCTCCAGCTTCACCGGCAGGCCCAGCAACACGGACTGACCAAGTACTACCTGGGATGCGAGGGCTACGGGCGCTATGCAGCCTGGCGGATTTTGCGGATTCCGAACAGCGACCCCGTGTCGGTGCAGGATGGCCGTAAGACCCACGCCAGGTACAACTCCCGCGACAACTTTCGGAAGATGATGCGTGACGTGGCCACCGAGATCAAGCCGGGGTTGCAGAATGCACCTGACGATCAGTTGATCGATAGCGCCACCAACATGGTGCAGCAGTCATGGGACGCCGCCGTGCAGTTCCTTGAGTCGGTGCTGTAGCCCGAGCCAATTCAGGAAAAAGGGGGACCTTCGGGTCCCCTTTTTTTTGTGTCACGCGTGTCACGCGTGACGGCCTATTCCACTCGATGCGGGTCGCCGCAACCCGCACCTCAGGCCACACCTCATTCCGATGTCACGCGTGACACGCGTGACACCTATGGCTTGAGGGAGATGCCGATGTATTCCCGGTAACGGGCCGCGGACCGCCCTCCTTTTCGGCGGGCCTGATTCAGTTTCACACCCGGCACGACCGACTTCAGATTGCGCCCGAAGGTCTGTGTCGAGCCAGCCGCCTGACCGTTCTCCTCGCACCAATCCTTCCAGGCCAGGTAAAGCTCCTGCGACTCAACTGAGCCGTCCCGCACGCAGCAATCACGGACGAAGGCCATGATGGGAGAGGTCAGATCCTGCAAGGCCCGTATGGCGTCCTCCGAGGACTTCGGCACGGTGAACTTGCCCGCCCGGTTGAGGGAGGTCAGCCCATCCAGCGACCAGTTGAGGATGCCGGGAAGTTCCTTCAGGAGCTTGTCGGTCAGGCTCTTGTCCTCATGATCCAGAAAGGACTTGCGGGTCAACAGCAACATGCAACGGCTGGCAATGGCCCCCGAAGGATCACTGAACCGGGGCAGCAGATTGGACACCAACATGATGCGGATGGGAAGCTGAAAGGTCTCCTGATCCTTGTACTTCCGGTTCACCGTGATGGGATCCTCACCTGTGATGTTCAGCAGGCGCTCCACCACTGCGTGGGCCTCGTCGCTCAGACGAGCATCTGCGATAATAGCCACCGACTTGCTGGCCAACGGCTGCAAGCCGAAGTCACCACGAAAGCTGCCCAAGGTGGGAGCGGCGATACTCTCCTTGCTCACCAGGCCGGTCAGCACCCGAGCGATGGTGCCCTTGCCGGACCGAGCGGGTCCGACCAGCACCAGCATTTTCTGCTGATTGGTCCGGCCCGACAGGATGTACCCGAACCATTGCTGGAGCAGCTTGATGGAATCAGGGTCGTCATTCCAAAGCTGGTTCAGGAACTTCAACCACAGTTTTGGCTGCGGGGCGTTGGGCAGATAATCGAAGGGAACGGACACGTCGTTGAAGTATTGCGGCGTATGCGGCAACAGCTTCCGGGCGCTCACATCCAGCAGCCCATTGGCGCAGGCCACCAAACCAACCGTGGAATCAGTGGAGTTGAGCCAGGTTGGCGGCTGAGATGCCCGAGGTAGATATACCAGAATCTTCATGGCGTCCAGCAGCTTGTTGATCTTGTCCTTGGTGGGACGCCACTCCTTTGGCTCCATCCCGTTCTTGGTCTCATGCATGTACCAGGCATGCTCCAACCGCTGGTAGATCCGGCCCCTCAGGATGTTGTCTTCCTCCGCAATCCATTTGTTGCCGTCCCAGCGCATCCAGTCCCCACGCCAATAACGCTGGGTGAGTTCCTTGGTCAGTTCGAGACCTTGGATGTTGTGTGTTTCAGCCAGCAGGACACGGGCGACAGCCATGGGGTGATCGGGTGGTGGTAGTTCGTCCTCCGCGAGGAAGGTACGGGTAGGTTCGTCATTGCTCATGGGGTACACCTTACAGGACGAACAGTAACTTGTGGCGGGGTTTTTCCCAACACCAGCCCAACATACACAGTTTTCTTCGAACCCCGACTTGCGACCAGCAACCGGACCTGCTACAGTGGTAGGTGGAGCAGTGGGTCCCCCAATGCGCCGCCACGCCCCCCGTAAAGGGGGGAGGCATGGTCACACCCTGAGGGCATAAACCCCCGTTAGCCTGGGGGCTGAACCCCAGAGCAGGTAGCTGGAGTCAGAGTAACAGATCCAGAAAAAATAGCAAGTCAGGTCCGAGAAAAATCAGATGACCTTCAAAGGAACCCTCTACCCATTCCAACAAGAGGCCGTGGATCGGATGATCGCGGCTGAGAAGCTATTGGTGGCCTTCGAGATGGGCCTTGGCAAAACCGTACTCACGGTGGCCTGTATAGAGCAGTTGCTGGAGGAGAACCGGGTGATGTGCGGGATCATCATCTGCCCCGCCTCCATCAAGCTGCAATGGGAGCGTATGATCCATGAGTTCGCCACCGAACCCCAGGTGATCGTGGTGACCGGCGACATCCGTGAGCGGGAGGCGCAGTACCGGGCCTACAAGCAGAGCTACGCCGAGTACCTGATCATCAACCCCGAGCAGATGGTCAACGATTGGCCCATCGTGTCCAAGCTGCCGCGCGACTTCATCGTGGCCGACGAGATCCAGTGGGCCAAGAACTTCCGCCCGAACCGCTCGAAGAAATTGAAGCGCCTGGACGCCTACTACAAGTGGGGGCTGACCGGCCAGCCCATCGAGAACCGGGCCGAGGAAGCGTTCAGCATCTTCCAGTGGATCAACCCCAGCGTCCTGGGCGACTACCGGGTCTTCGACCGGGCCTTCGTGGTTCGCGATCATTGGGGCAAGCCACGGGTGTACCGCAACCTGCCGGTACTACACCGCCTGCTCAATCAGCACATGGTGCGCCGGACCCGAGAAGAGGTAGCTGACCAGATGCCCGCCGTCAGTGAGGAGACCATCCTCATCGACATGGACGACGAGGGGGCCAAGCTGTACCGGCGCATACGCGCCGATCTGGAACGTGACGTCGAGGACGCCCTCCAGACCTGGGGCAACTTCAGCCTGTCGGGTCTGTACCACGGTGATGACGGCGGCGAGGCGCGCGGCAAGATCATGTCGAAGCTGGTGTGCATGAGGATGCTGTGCGACCACCCCGAGCTACTCAACATCTCGGCGGCGCACTACCGCGGCGAGCTACCGGGCAACCGGGTGGGGTCGGAGTACGCCCAGGATCTCTATGAGGCCGGAAAGTTGGAGAAGCTCCTTAAGTCGCCCAAGCTCGAAGGTCTTCTAGAAGTTGTCAGTGCAATCCTCGACGCCAGCCCCGATAACAAGGTAGTGGTGTTCAGCTTCTTCACCTCGATGCTGGACATCATCGCTGCGGCCACAGCCGAGATGAGCAAGTCGGTGCTGTTCACCGGGCGCATCTCCACCAAGCAACGCGACCGCGCCAAGCAACAGTTCGCCACCGACCCCGACACCCGATTATTCCTGTCCTCAGACGCCGGGGGGATAGGTCTCGATTTACCTCAAGCCAATTATTTGATCAGCTACGATTTGCCGTGGTCCGCGGGCGCGTACGCCCAGCGGCAGAGCCGCATCATCCGGCTCTCCAGTAAGTGGCCACGCGTGACCTTAACTTCCATCCAGATCGCCGGATCTATAGAGGAGTACCAGATGGGGCTGCTGCAACAGAAGCGGCGTGTGGCCGACGCCATCGTGGACGGCAAGGGCATCTCCCCGAGAGGGCGACTGAGCCTGGATCTCCAGTCTCTGTCCCAATTTCTGCGCGAGCACGAAGTCTAATGAGATGCCCGACACCACCCGAGTAACTGGTGTGATATAGTTGGTCACACCTACTCACTTACCATCTGGAGGAACATGAGCACGAACCACCCGAGACCAATCAGAGGACTACGAGAACCGTCGCAGCGCGGCGACCTCGTCGTCCCCACCGGCTGGCAGCTTCGCATGACCTTGGACGTTTTCATCAAGGCTGCGGAAGACGGCACCGGCTATACCGACAACGAAGCCATGCACATGGTCGAAATGAACGTCAACTCGTACCGGGCACGCCGGACCGAGTTGGAGCACATGGGCTGGCTCAAGGCGTCGGGTTACTACAAGAAATACGGATCCAACCGACGTCACAACGTCTGGGTCCTGACACCAAAAGGTGCCGAGCAGGCCGGACTCGAAAACTACAGGCCCATGATGGCCTGGCGCGAAGACGTCTCGCTCATCAAGGGCGAGCGCAAGCCGAAGAACCTGCGCCGCGGCTCTGCCACCCCGAGCCGCCCAGACCCGGCACTCGATCCCAGTCCCGAGGAACTGGCCGAGCTTCGCCACCGGAACTTCTTGCAGGAGTGCCGCGTGCTGATAGAGCGGTCGGTTCTCAACTTCACCAAGGCCAAGGCTCCCGACATCACCGAGTTCGGTGCCTTCCTTGGAAATGATGGAGTCGGTTCACCCGGCTTCAGCCCGTTCGAGCTACGTCAAGTGGCAAAGTACCTAGAGCGGGTTTCCGCCACCTTCGAGGCCAATCGTGCCCGGAGTGGCTTCTCACCAATAGCCAACTTTGAACCAAGAAGGGATATCTAGTAGTGGCTACCGCAAGACGCCGACCCGCCGCAGCAGCGGAGTCGGTACCCGAAGAGCGCCGTGAGGATTGGGTCTACCCCAACATGGTGCCGTGGGGGAAGAACCCCCAAGACCACGGACTCGTCGTCAAGGTGGTGGAGATCACTCCGAACCTGGCGCGTACGTGGATGAAGTTCAACACCCGCAACCGCAACCTCAAGCCTGAGAAGATCCGGCAGTACACCGAGGACATCACCAACGGACAGTGGGTCCTCAATGGGGAGCCGATCATTTTCTCATGGATCCCCGCCCAGGAGGAGTGGCAGCTTGACGACGGTCAGAACCGTCTGCAAGCAATCATCCAGGCTGACATCAGCATCATCTCGTTGGTGGTCTTCGGACCGTCGTTCGATGAGACCATGCGGACCACCGGCTCCGGTGCCACCCGCACCACGTCGGAGATGTTGCAGATCTCTGGGGAGAACGACCCCAACGTCCTATCGGGTGCCCTAACCCTCCAGTGGAAGCTGGACCGCCAGGACAGTACCGGCCAGACCCTCCTAGCCGACTCTGGGAAAAACAAGTTCCCGTCCAAGTCGCAGGTAGTGGGTGTGCTCGACGCCCACCCTGGTATCCGCGACGCCGTGGACGCCACTCGGCAAGTGGCCAAGGTCACCGGCCTGTACCCCAGTGTCGCCGCCTTCCTCTACTACCGCTTCATGCAGGTCGATGAGAGTGACTGCAACTGGTTCTTCGACCACCTGAAGTCCGGCGCTGACCCCCGCACCGAGGGACAGCACATGGACGAGGGCAGCCACCCCATCCGGGTACTACGTGAGTGGCTCATCCACGACAAGGTCCGTGGCAAGAACAAGCGGGACCAAGTCAGCCGGGGCTTCATCACCAAGTCCCAACTGGGCACCGTCATCAAGGCGTGGAACCTGTACATGAATGGGGAGCCTGCCAACTCCTCGTACAAGATCGTCTACCGGCCCGCCAGTGGATCCCGGCCCGCCGAGAAGTGGCCCACGATCTACAACCCGCTGGCCGACGATGACCCGGCAGGGACCTAAGTACCTGCTCTGCGGGAGTCGGCTCACGTCCGACACCCTGATCCTCCGAGCCATCCTCACGGGCCTGAACTCTCAGGCCCGTGAGTGGCAGGAGGTGATCATCATCGAGGACAACGGCACGCTGGAGGGTCTGGAGAACGAGGTCGATGACTTCAGGCACCTCCAGCATCGTCGCGTTGAAGGCTGGTCTGATCCGAATGTGATCATCGCTTTCATGGACCGGTTGAGCCAGAACCGGGAGACCGCGCAGTTGCTGATAGCTGCTGATCGTCACAGCCGCCCAGCCTTCATCGTGAGCACCTACCAAGGGGAGTCGGGGAGGATTCTCCCATGACCCTTTGACGCTCTATCCAATGGGTATGGTCATTGCATGCGCCGACTACAACGGACGAAGCCACTGCTAGATCTGGGCACCGTTCGCGACGACGTGGACAAGTGGTACGCCACCAAGCGCCAACTCAATTTCGTCAGCGAGAAGTTGGAGGCAGGCAAGACCGCCCTCAAATCCCTCGTCCAAAAATACGGGGAGCAAGATTCCAAGGGTTCATTTCTTTTGGATCTGGAGGAGCCGGTGGGTGAGCAGAAGATCATGACGTTGAAAAATCAGCGTGTGGACTACCGCCCGGTCCTGATCGAGGACACCGCCTCACAGATCTTGAAGGACAAAGGGCTGTACGACGAGATGACCGAGACCGTCGTGCAACTGAGCGAGGACCGGATTTACGCCGCCTACTACGACAACAAGATCACTGACGACGAACTGGCTCGCATGTTCAACCGGAAGGTGGGGTTCAACCTCTACCTGCTGGACGTGGACGGCAAGCCTGTCAGCTAATGGAGCTACCACAATATGACAAGAGACCTGCCTCAATTGCTAGAGGCGTTCCCCGACCTTAAGGAAGACGAGTTCTACCCTGGCTCGAAGATGCGACGTCGAGAGTCGCACGAAGAGCGCCAGAAGCGTATACGCGAGGAGCGGGTAGCTCGTAAGGAAGCCGAAGGCTGGGATGCCCATCCCCGCAACTACACCGTCAACGGGGTGACCCAAGAGTTCTTCACCGTAGGCGCGCTGGCCAAGGCCATGAACCGCGACCCGGTGACCATCCGGGCCTGGATCCGCAAGGGCTGGCTACCCAAGGCCCGGTTCCAGACCCCGAAGATATACGGCACCAGAGGCGACGCCAGTCGAAGGCTCTGGACCCGTGAACAGATCGAAGGCATCGTTCGTATCGCCCAGGAGGAAGGAGTGCTGGAAGGAAAGATCGACAAGATGGACGCCACCCACTTCGTGGAGCGCATCATCGTGGAGTTCAAGACATGGTGAAGCTCTCGAAGCATGTCCGTTACTTGGTGCGTATCCGTGACTATGAGACCGTCCAGATCGAGGTCGGAGCCGAAGCTGATCATCATGATCTCGGCTACACCGACAACGAATGGGCCAACCTGCTGATCAAGAACCGAGACGAGCAGACCCTCAAGCTGGAGGAACTGCTGGTCTTTGAAGTTGAGAGGCTCGCCACCGAGGAGCTTGACGAAGTTGCTCAGTGGAGCGAGATCCAACCCAACCTTGCCACTGACTATCTGTCATCTGCCCGCTTGTCATCTGCCAGGAGCCAAAGTGCCAGAAACTCAAACAAGGCGACTACTGCGTCGCACAAGCTCACCCGAACCCGAACCCGAGACCCCTCGCCGCCCCCTACGCCTGCGGCGTGAGGAGGAGCCTGCTACTACCCCCAACCGTGCTGCCCGCCGACGTCGGAGCGACGCTGATGATGACAGCGACCTGGCTGTCGCCAAAGGCTGGTCCGGCTACCGCCGTGTCAAGGCCAACGCCCCCTCCAAGTGGAGCAAGCTCTACAAGGTAGGAGACGAAGAAGGTCTGGTCATGTTTATGGAGGACGGCCCGTACGCATCGTTCCTGATGCACTGGGCCGACTGGATGCCCAAAGGATCCAAGCAGTCCTACATCTGCCTGCAAGACGACTGCCCCCTGTGCGAAATCGATGTGCCCAGCGCCCGCGTGCGCTTTAACATTTTGGACTGTGCCGGGGATACGCCCCGCCATGTCGTCTTCGAGTGCGGTGTCACCATCACCGACACCCTGGACGACTACGCTCAGAAGGAACCGCTGGCTGGTTCGTATTACGCCGTGGCCATGCGGGGACAGAAGCGCAACAAGCGGACCGAGATCCGACCCGTCAAGATCCGTGACTTAGAGGAAGACTGGGAGTTCGTACCTCTCACCGAAGAGCAGATCACCAAGTTCGACAACAAGCTCTGGGACGATTCGTCCTTGGAACGGTCTACCCGGCAAGAGCTTCAAGAAGTGGCCGACGCGGCCACGGAATAGGTAACTCATGGAGGTGCTACCGCCGAGTCGCTTCCATGCAGTGAGGGGAGAGCCGGACATCCTGCCCCCGGCTCTCCCCTTGACAACTGGGGAACCCGATGCTGGCGACCCGCATCGTTGAGACCGCCGAGGATCTCAAGCAGCTAGCCACCGACTACCGCCACTTCTCCGAGTTCGCCTTCGACGTCGAGACGGTGGCGCGCCGCAAGGTACGGATGCTTCAGGATCCGACGCCCGTCGATTCCCGCTACGCCGAGCAGGCCACCCTCTGCCCTGCCTGCGACCGGCCCATCCCCACCCGTCGTCGGAAGTACTGCTCCGATACCTGCCGCCTGGCTGCCGAGAAGGACAAGCCCGCCCTCGACGCCCGGACCAATGAGGTGTGGTGTATCGGTCTGGCCGGTCCGGGCCGCTCCGACGTCATACCCATCTCCCACCCCGGCAGGCGCACCAAGATCTACCACACCGACGTCTTCGAGGCGTTGGAGGATCTATTTTTCTCGGATCGCCGGAAGGTCAATCAGAACGTCGGCTTCGACCTGCTTTCTGTCTCGAAGTACTACGACGACGAGATCCCCGACCTCCCCTACGCCGACGTCCTGACCCTGACGTTCCTGCTCAACGAGAACCTGGGCACCGGCAACTACAAGCTGGGCAGCCTGACCCAGCGGTACCTGGGCTACACCTATGACGAGAAGCTGGGCGAGCAGGCGTACAGCGCGCCGTTCTGGAAGGCCGTGCGGTACTCCACCATCGACGCCAAGATGGCCTGGATGCTGTGGTGGAAGCTATCCGCCAAGCTGGCCAAGCCCACCATGCTCAGGCTGCGGCAGTTGTTCGACCTGGAGATGGATGTCCTCCGGGTGCTGATCGAGATGCGCCAGCACGGTGCCTACGTGGATCTGTCGGAGTTCCGACGTCTGCGCCCCGAGCTAGAACAACAGCACGCCGAGCGCGCCGCCGAGATCAGGGAGATGGTGGGCCATGACATCAACCTCAACAGCACTCAGCAGCTAGCTAAGTGGCTCTACGACGAGCTAGGGCTGCGCTGCATGTCCTTCACCGAGACCGGCCAGCGGTCCACCGAAGCCAAGGCGCTGAAGAGTCTGGCGCGCCGTCACGTCGGCCCCCGCAAGCTGCTGGAGTACAAGGACATCCAGAAGACCCTGTCCACCTACATCGCCGGGTTCATCCCTCACATCGATGACGACAGCCGGATCCGGGCCAGCTTCAACCAGGCCGTGGCCAAGACCGGGCGGCTGTCATGCAGCGCCCCCAACCTCCAGAACATCCCGGCCCGCTACAAGGAGACCCATGACGCCACCATGGTGAGGAAGCTGTTCCGGGCACCAGCCGGTCGCAAGCTGATCGTGGCCGACTACAGCCAGATCGAGCTACGAGTCCTGGCCCATCAGACGCGCGACCAGATGCTGCTCCGGGCCTACCGGCTGGGCCTGGATCTGCACACCCAGACCGCCAGCCTGATCTACAAGGTGCCCGAGTCCAAGGTGACGTCAGAGCAGCGCGCCATCGCCAAGAACTCGAACTTCAACTTGAGCTTCGAGGGTGGCCCCGGACGCATCATGGACATGAGCGGCATCCCGCTGTCAGAGGCCGAGAAGGTCTATGAGGCGTGGCACGCTGCGTACCCCGGCGTGAAGAAGTGGGCCAAGTGGGTGAAGCGATCCTGCTGGGACAAGGGCTACGTGGAGACCCTGTACGGGCGTAAGCGACGCCTCGAAGATATCCACTCCTCCGACAACGGGCTGCGAGCCTATGCGGAGAGGCAGGCCGTCAACCACCCCATCCAGGGCACCGCCGCCGACATCGCAAAAATAGGTCTCATCCAGGTTCACGATGTACTTCGCATTTTTCCAGCCGAACTCGTACTACAAATCCACGATGAGTTCGTCATCGAAGTGGATGAGCGTATCGTTGAGAAAGTCGTTCCGAGGGTGAAGGAAGCTATGGAGCAGGTCTACCGGAACGGGAAGCCGGTGCTCGACGTCCCGCTCGAAGTCAACATTGCCGTGGGCAACAACTGGGCCGAGGCGAAGTCATGAGTCCGACCACCAAGGAACGATTCATGGCGAAGGTACGGGTGACCTTGTTCAGGCACTGGAAGTGGACAGCTTCCAAGGACGGGGACGGCTATGGGAGGTTCCTGCTGAATGGGAAGGCCCGTAAGGCTCATCGAGTTGCCTGGCTCCTCTTTCGTGACGAACCCGTCCCCGACGAGATCGATCATGTCTGCCGACGCCGTGACTGCGTGAATCCAGAACACCTAGAAGCTGTGAGCCACCAGGAGAATATACGGCGCGGTAGTCAGGCCCAGCAGACCCACTGCAAACACGGTCACGAATTCACACCCCAGAACACCCGAAGGAACAAACACGGCTTCCGCACTTGTCGAACCTGCGACAACCAGCGGTCAAGAGAGTGGAGGGCGAGAAACCGTGTCAAGTGACCCATC